TTCCAGCGCCACAGGGACTTCGCCGCTGATGTCATCGCGGTGCACCTGAACAGGATGGGCGTTAAGCCGTGGTGATTGTGTCGGCGCAGCGTACCGCCTGACAAACACTGTTCGACAGAATGGGTCAAATGCCCCTAAAAGCGTCGTTATCGGGGTAGGGTGAAGAACCTACCCAAGAGAAAGGCCCGCCAGTGAGCGGGCCGTTTCATTTCCGCCCAGCCGGGAGGGGAAGATGTAGTCAGTCCTCGATCCTGAGCTGATCGCCGCGCCTTCGGGCGGCATCGAGCGCGCCCGGCACTGCCATCGCGGCCAGCCATGAGGCGAACACCTGCGGCGGGTTAGGTTCCTCTCCGCTGATCCACTTGATCAGCCGATCCGGGTTCACCCCGGTGATCCTCGACACTTCGGTCACAGACAAGCCAAGAGCGCGCAGCTCTTCCGAGATTTGCGCGCCCGTCAGTGGTCGGAATTTGTATCGCTTGCCGTGGCCTGGCATCGTCGGCTCCTGGTTCCCGTCTGGCAGAATAGCACCAGACGACATGGTGGCCCGGTCTTGAGGTTGGCATTGCACATGTCAGGTCCGTCCTACAAATTCAATCACGCAGCCGATGAAATCGGCGGATGCGCCACACTGTTCTGCCACCGTGGGAGGAGTGACGTGCGCCAGCGTGGCAGCCATTCCGACGAGAGCGCCGGCCATGAACCCGACCGTGAGAACGGATAGGGCAAAGCCAGGCAGCGGATCACGCCGGAAACGAGTGGTGATGTAGGGGGATGGTGGTGGCTCGGTATCGAGCATCGGGTAGTCTCCTGTCGGTCGGCGCAATTGCCTAAGCGCACACAACACCGAGAGCCCGTGCCCCGTCAACATGAATTATGGGCATGGCCGCACAGCGATCGTGGACAGAATGGCGCATTGCTGTTGACCGGCAATGGGTTGCAGCGGTGTGTTGAAGTCAAAAATAGTTTCGTAGGATCGCCGTCCGGGCGGATCGGTAGTGCGGCATGCTCGGAGGCTAGTAGCTCGGGAACCCATCAGCCTTGATTGTGCTGGCCGCTTCAAGGCTTACCCGTCGGCCATCACTGGGATCGAAAGAAATTTTACCGCGCTGGGTGAGGATCAGTCGAATGTATCCCATTACCTCAGCGCGATCGGCGAGCAGAACTGGCGCGGCTTGATGCATTGTCCCTGCCGAGCGAACAGTATCGTATTCGCTTTCTGACGCTATGAGATCGAGCTTTTCGAGCAAGAGCATGGTCTGTACCCCGCCTGGCGAGGGGAAGCGGCCACTAGGTTGCTGCAGGATGTCTAGCAGCACGATCAAAGCCCCGTCAGGCAGGAAACGGATATTCTCTAGGAGGCGTCCGGCGCTCTTCTTTCTTGCCTCTCGCTCCGCCAGCCACTTTGGGAGCTTAGCTACCTGCTCCCTCGCAGCTGTCAGGACGCCGACGATCAGAATGGCGATGCCGACCGCGAGGAGTATTGGGGCCACGTCAATTGCGTATCCGTTCAACGCCTCTTTGCGCACAAACCCGAAATCGAAGGCAAGACGCAGGCACGCGCCGATAGCGATGAGTGGGATCGACACCTGAAATGCGATCTTCGGGATTCGTTCAAGGAATCCTAGCGTACTGGAAAACCATTCTGCCATGCCCGTTCTCCCAAACCCTCGTCACGAAGCATTCGCCCAGGCTCTGGCAAAGGGCAAGAGCGCGACCGAGGCGTATACACAGGCAGGGTATAAGGTCAGCGCTAAGACGGCAGCAGAGGCCGGGTCGCGTCTGTCAAGAAATGTCAAGGTCGAGGCGCGGGTCACCGAGTTGCAGACCAAGGCCGCCGAGAAGGCGGAATGGACGGCCGCTGACCGGCTAAAATCGCTCAAAGGCATCCTCGATGCCACCGTGACCAGCGATCCGCGCACGGCCATTGCCGCAATCGCTGAGGCCAACAAGATGGACGGCAGCTATCCGCCAGCCCAGCACCGCCTGGCTGGGCCCAACGGCGGCCCGATCGAATATGCGAACATGACTGAGGAACAGATCGATGCTCGCCTTGCAGCCCTTGCTGGAGGTGCCTCGGCATCTGACACTTGACCAGAAGCGGGAATACCTCGCGCTTGTTGAGCGCAAGGCGTCCCTTGCTGCAGATCGTCAGAAGCGCGAGAGCATCGAGGCTGCCGAGGGTGGATGGCAGCGCGAGAAGTCCCGCTGCGCCTCCGACATCGTCCACTGGTTCGATAACTGGGTCTGGACGTACGACCCGCGCCTGACCGGCCAACGCAACCCAGACGGCTCCCGCAAGAGCCCGTTCGTCCAGTTCAAGCTGTGGCCCAAGCAGAAAGACGCCATCCTCTGGCTCCGCGACCGCGTCGATGCCAACGAGGAAGGGCTGATCGAAAAGAGCCGGGACACCGGCGCCACATACCTCACGGCAGGGTTCGCCTTGCACCAGTGGCTGTTCGTGCCAGGTTTCAAGGCCACCTTCGGCAGCCGCAAGGTTGACTACGTCGACAAGAAGGACAACCCGGACTCGATCTTCGCCAAGCTGCGCATCATGTTGCGCCGGCTCCCGCCTGAGATGCTGCCTGAAGGGTTCCAGTGGACGCAGCACGACAACTACATGCGCATCGTGAACCCGGAGACGGGTGCGGTGATATCGGGTGAGGGCGGCGAAGACATGGGCCGCGGCGGCCGATCATCGCTCTATGTGGTGGACGAAGCAGCCTTCGTGCCAAATGCCGAGACTGTCGAGAAGGCGCTGTCGGGTAACACCGATTGCGTGATCTGGGTGTCGTCGGTCAATGGCATGGGTAACCTGTTCGCCCGCAAGCGCCACTCGGTGCTGAAGCCGCATCAGATCCTGCGCCTGCACTGGCGCGACGATCCTCGCAAGACCGATGCATGGGCACAAGCCAAGCAGGACAGTTTCTCCGACCCGACGACATGGGCCAGTGAATACGACATCGACTATAGCGCCTCGGTGGAGGGCATTTGCATCCCCGCCCTATGGGTGGAGAGCGCAAAGCGGGTAATGGCCCTGGAGCCTCGCCTGAAGCCATCCAATGCGGGCGTGGTGGGACTCGACGTGGGCGCCGGCAAGGCCAAGTCCGTCGCGGTGCCTCGCAAGGGGCCCGTGGTGCTGCCTCCGGTCTCGCGTGGCAGCCCGGATACGACGGGTACGGCCTATTGGGGCCTTGATATCGCCAATGACAATGGCTGCGGCGCGCTGAACTTCGATGCCCCTGGCGTCGGGGCCGGTGTTGCCTCGACCCTGATGAACCGGGATGACGATGACCTGACGGTCGTCGCGGTCAATACCGGGCTCCCGCCCACGGAACGTCTCTGGCCGGATGGCCGGACCTCGGAAGAGATGTTCGGCAACCTCAAGGCGGAAATCTGGTGGCTGGTGCGCACCGCGCTCCAGCGAACCCATGAGCACGTGCTGTTCCTCGAGGGGAAGCCAGACGGGAAAGAGCATCCGGTCACCGACCTGATGGCCCTGCCCAGCGGCGACAAGGAATCGGACGCGCTGTGCCTGCAACTGTCCCTGGTCAAATGGGGCCGGAACGAGCGCGGCAAGATCGTGATCGAGAAGAAAGAGGCGCTGCAGCGTCGCGGCATATCGAGCCCCGACCATGCTGATGCGCTGATGTTGACTGAAGTCGACCCGCCGGCCAGTGCCAGCGTGGCCATGTTCCTGACCAAGAGGCACCGCCCATGACGATGAATCCCGTCGCCATGATCATGAACGCGGCCCGGCGCCTCGAAGCCATGTTCCCGGGTTATTTCCCCGAGGCCAAGCACAACCACTATCGGGACTTCGGATATCCCGAGCACCTGACCTTCCTGCAACTCTACACGATGTACAGCCGCAACGGCATCGCCCGGGCCGGCGTCGAAAAGACCATCCTCAAGACCTGGCAGGACTTCCCGTTCCTGCTCGAGGCCGAACGCGACGGCAGCGAGGGCGCCAAGAAGAAGGAAACCAAGCTCGAACTGGAAATCCGCCAGCGCTTCGATGATCTGCGCCTATGGCAGCACCTGGCCGAGGCGGATCGCCGCTCGCTGGTGGGTAGCTATTCCGGCGTCATCCTGCGCCTGGCCGACAGCAAGACGTTCCGCGAGCCCGTGGACGGCGTCGGCGGCGGACTCGATGGCCTGGTCGAACTGATCCCGGC